CTTCAGTACGTAGTTGTCGTCAACAGACACGGTTAGGGCTTGCTGGTTTACACCGGCCGAAGTCTTAGAGAAGCTGGGGTTACCGACAGTTGAACTTATGGATGTGTCAGGACTGTTTACTAGGTTGAGCAGTTGGGACTTCTGTAGACCATATAGTGCTGGATATTGAGCCACTGCGGTGCTATCAATCTCTACTACCTCAATAGCGGCAGTTGGATCGCTGGATGCATCAATAACGACGTTCGGAGCAAACTTAAAATCACCGATGTTGCCTTTCTTTATTACAGGGGGGGCAAGCATCAGGGCGCGGTTGTACTGGTACATTTGCATGTCGGAGTCGATGAGGTTCTGTAAGCCGCCCACTAGCTCGACAATGCCGCGACCAAGTGGGTTTGAGCCGTCTATGTCGCCATACATCCAGTCAATAGGCATTTTGCCGCGAGGGTCTTTGTTGATCTTGGTGCGCACAATCTTCTTTTGGTCAGGATGGAACGTGAAGAACTTAGCCCCGACTCCTACTTGGAGGCCGGTCACTAAATGAACGGCGGTTGAGTCTATACCACGCTCTTTCTCAACGGGGGTTAGTGATTGAGCGTCTTTGGTAGTTTGTTTGTCGAGAACTTCCTTCAGGGTCGCAATATCCCACGTGGGCTTATAGCTCTTAGACTTCTTGACTCTGGCGCTCTCGGTGGCTATAAGGTCTTGGATGTCTGATTTCTGCCACCATGAATCCATGAAGAAGTATTTCTGGGAATAGCCGGACTTTTTACCTGGTTGCAGCCCCATGTCTCCCCAGTAGATCGTGGTCATATCCGGGCATAAGTAGTTGTCATGGTTAAGGAACGGCGTATAGATCGCACAGGCTCCAAATGATAGGCCTTTTTCTATCGCTCCCAGACATTTCTGCAGTAAGTCGTATTCGTCGTTAGCGTAGGGAATGATTTTATGTGTATAGATAAAGTCAGCGACAATGCCGAGCCAGCCCTCATCGTCGGTAATGACCTTGCCGGTAGGTAGCTGCTGGACGATACGTCTTGGGGTCTTGCGCAGGATGGATGCGGTGGTGCCGTCCGTGGTCTTCGGGTAGGCCGGATCGATACCCTCGTGGGGGCGGTTGCGGGCGATACGCTGGAATTCGGGGAAGGGCTTGGTCAGCTTTAAGGTGTACTGCCTTGATTCCTCGTAGCGTGTAAATATGTTTGTTGGGGTGAGAAAGGAGTAGGCCAAAGAAAAAAGTACGGTCTTCCTGCGAAGTTCCGTACTTTATTGGGTGGCTTTGCTTGATTATAGTATACGATATAAAACTTATGGAAGCTACATATTGTCACCCAAGTATTTAATGGGGTATTCAGCTATTACCATCTGCTGTAGGTGGTACTCCCACATCTTAGGCCAACTCGATCCACTTAATTCGTTATGCTTTGGGGAGTAAAAGTCTTCTATGCCTGCCTCTTCGTCGCCCCAGAGTGCCTTAGCAAAATTATGCATGTATACAAGCTGTTCGTATCCGATCTGGATTCTTATACCGGTAGCGATTTCCCAATCAATAAACTTATCGTCTACACTAAAATCCTCTGGGTCTGCCTTGAAACCCCCAGCGCACGCTCTTTGAATAGATTCTTCAAGAATTTGTTGGTCGGTCATAGAACTATTTTCACCTCCATTGCGTTATAGGGAGTCACATAAATGCGGTCCTCCGTGTCTTGTAGGCGCTGCATATCGTCTTCTAACATAAGGAATTGATCTTTGGTTATGTACATCTTGTCGGGCAGGTGACGGCCTAGGAGTATTTGGGTGGATTTAACATCAGCCAATATTTGGTCTTGGAGCTTTTCCTTAGACAGTTTGTAGTGGGTCATATCCATATCAGCACCGAGTAGGGTTTGTTTAACATTACTAGGCATGGAAGTTTACCTTTAGCCGCTTGCCAATGGCTTCATAGGCCTGTGTCCAGTTCTCGAAGTGCAAGCCACGGTCATCTATGTACAGGGCGGCGTTTGGCTTTATAGCGGTAACTTCAGTAAATGGGATGCCATAGTAGCGTAGCCAGTCCTCTACAGCCTTCCGTCCGTTATCAGTAGCTGCTTTAACGGAGTAGACCTTGATGATGAAACCGTGGCTACGGAGCATCTTTATGGACTGGGCGGCGTTCTCTATGGGTGGGCCCATACGTCTACCATCGACAGGATGCTTATAATCGTGGATGACACCGTCGAAGTCGATGCATAGGGTTAGTGAGTCAAGGTTGGGCTTATAGGCGCTCTTGATAGGTTGGGCGTTTATCATTTAATACTCCAAGAGTGTGTAACACTCAACTATGTAAAAGTAGGCTTGTTGATCACCATATTTGGTGTGTTCGAACTTTAGTGCGGTATCGAGCTTAGCTGGATCGTTAATGAGTGAGTAGCCGATACGGGCTAAGGTTTCAAGGTCTGTTTTGTCGGTGCGGTGGCGTATTTCGTAGCGGATGCGCACTGGTTTTGCGACTACTCCGGCATTCGCTTTCTCTGTCTTTGCCATTGTTGAACCTTCGTCGTCGAGTAGGTGGGTTGTTTCTTTTGTACCGAACTGCATTAGTTGCTCCTTTTTAGTGGTTCCATAGGCTGGCAAGGTTGCCGCTGGTTGGATTCTTATTGGTAGTATTAATGGGTTTCATATAACTCACGAGGAAGTATGATAATGCTCGCATGCCATCGAAGTGGTGCCCAAATCGGCGGTGATCATCCCATTTCGGTACGATCTCTTCACCGGTTTTACTGACATGCTCGAGCCATACCAGGTTCTCTATTTCTTGCACCATCCAGTTCTGCTCCTTACCAGACTGTTCGTTAATTTCAATCAGGTTATCCGATATAAACAAACGGGCTTTGCCGGTGCCAGGTTGGACGTGGCCGTATTCTTCCAGCTTCATGGCTAGGGTTTCATCCCAGCTCTTGGTTTCATTCGGTTTCTTCTCGACCGGTGATAAGAACATGCCTAGTGTGGCAAGCTCTTGCTGTTGGCGGGGATCATCGTTGTCAGTCCAGCCACGAGTGATGGTTAAACCGCTTATTCGTGCATCTCTGAGTTCCTTGAGGTGGCTCGTACCAAGCTGTTTCTCTCTAAAGCCGTTAACGACATGCACGCTATTGTCTCGATCTACACCGATAAGTAGCCACGCGGCTGGGTCAGAGTAGCCACCATCGAGTACCTCATACCACGTCCATGATCGATCCAGGCTGTCGTAGTGTTTGAGGTTAAACTCTCTATCCCACCAGGCGCAGACTAGGCCGACACGCTTCACAAACTTGCCTTCGCGTCGTACTTTGAGCGCTGATGCAGATAAACCGCGTGACATTTGTTCTTTCTGGATGGCCGTAAGGAAGGGGTTATCATCCCAGCCAGCCTCGGAGATGAATAGGTCAGGGTTACCAGTGCCAAGGTAGATTTCATCGTAGACCCACGTCATGCCTTTAATAGCGGTCATAGTCAGGATAACGTCCAGCTGTTGGCCGGCTTCGACACGCACAAAACACTCTTCCCAAATGTCTTTGGGTGGCTCCTCATCGAACCAGATCAACCGCTTACCGGCACCCTGGAATTTCACCCGTCCCTGATCGTAAGACTTAAAGGCAATGACGTTGCCATTCTTCATGGTGATCTTTTTGATGATTTTGCCACGCAGGTAATCTATACGGGCTATCTCTTTTTCAGGCAGGTATGATAATAATTTCTTTTGAGTGGTGTCCTCCTGTACTTCGTAGGATGGACAGGCGCACCATATTTCTACGGGGCAGCGGATAATTCTAAATGGATGGGTGGCGGTGGCGTACCAAGCGGTTTCTTGGGCGCCCCATTCGGTCTTGCCGACACGGTTGCCCCAGAACAGCGCCCGAATAGCTTTATCACTGGCCGTGGCCTCCTTCTGTTTGTCGTGTTGGATGACATACTTAAGCGGATCCTCGCGGTGGCGACGCTCCTTCTCTTTGATCATATTAAGATAGTCGATCTTGTCTTGCCTTGATTGCTCGGTCAAGCTCTTCATCCGTCAAATCCTCAAATTTATGGACTATCTCACCAGTCGCTTCAACATCGAGTTTGGCGCCGTATTTCTTCGGCTTCATCTTGGATGCTAACCATATACGGGAATCAACGCGCAGTTTAGAGCGCTGGACGGCCTCACCATTGACCTTCCAGCCCGGTGATCTGCCTTTCATGTACTGGTCTTCCATCCAATCGTTCGTACCATCATCAGCAATATCCAGTATTTCATCGGCCATGGCGTCGGCTGCTTCTTGTTTGGCGCGGGTGTATTGTTCATTAAAGTACTCTTTAGTCCTGAGCCAGCGGAAGAGTGTCTCAATGCTTGGCATGCTTTCGTCACGGCAAACAGTGCGTATTGAATAGCCCATAGCCAGCTGGGCGCATATCTTATCGGTAAGTCTTTTGCTGTAGATGGTGGGTCTGCCCATTGGCTTAGGTATAGATATCGTGTCGGGGGTGGGGGAGCGTGCAATGATAGTAGGAGCAGCTTTGGGCTTGTTGTATTTTGGTTTACTCATGGAAGATCCTCATAGTGGTAGCTTTAAGGAAACCGAGGCGTATACAGTCAACAAAGTAACTCATAACTATAGATCCCAGGTGACGGCCTTTACTGCGGACATCTGGGCGAGAATAACTTGCTGGATGGCGGTGTCGGTAAGGTCTTCACCGAAATCACTAGGACAGGGCTCAGAGTTCAATTCGTCAATAACTTATGCAAATACTTTTATAAACTTTTGGACTCGTGGATTATTGGAAGGGTTGAAAGTAAGGCCAACAGCCTTTTCTCCGAATGTTAGCTCACGCTTTGCCTGGTAGCCCACGTTGTTGTCCTCCGTCTTAGTTTTTCAACGTTTACATGGAGGACAAAGAGGCGTCATAGGAGACAGCTTATTGCTGTTTGGACGCCATAGAGAGCTCTTACGAGAGGTTATCCTTCTTAAGTACTTATCACTTGCATGGAATTACTAAGTTTATAAGGTGCGGCTGTCCCCTATGAAAGCAGGGCGCGAGGGTTGTCGCCCATGTAAACGTTGAATTGTTATAGTGCTTGCGCAAATTCAAGCTTAAAAGAGTAGTTGGAGAACTTGCCTGGAGTATACCGCTAGACCTTGAACATTGCAAACATTTGTGCTACTATCCCTGTATCACGATTGCTTAATCATGGCTCCTTTTACGAGAGGCGTCATGAATTGTCGTGGCGAAACTCTCAGAAATGGGAGTTTTTCCTTTTTCTGGGAAAACAGCCCCACAATTTGTCAACCCCTTTTTGTAAAAAGTCTAGGCAGGCTTTTTGTATGGCCATTAGGGGACTCTAAAAAACCTAATACAAACCTTGAGTAACCAAGGCCACAAATACAAACATGGCTAGGCGTATGGCTTGTTATACGCCCTGGTGACGTGATGACGTTACTTGCTATAAGAGAGGGTACAAGTCTAAATTAAGAACCTCTGGGAACTTAACAAATAACTTATCTTAGAACTTTATAGTCCTTGTGTTTGCTTATAAAGTATTCACTCTGATCCGTATAGCTCCTATAGATTAGCTTATATAAAACACTGCTCAGTTGAGTCACATCACAGAGCCAGTGCATATGTTAGGTCGCCTGTACCCGGAGGGGTAAATTAAAACAGGTCTTTTTGTCGTATCAAGCACTAGCTTGATCTTTATTACAAGTTATATCGTAGCATTCTTTGTCTTTGTAACAAACGTGAGAAATATCACATTGTTTACGGGGGTAATGGGTGTTAACTTAGGCCAGTTAACTTACGGTGCTGGTGGAAAGATGCTCACAATGAAGTTAACAGGGGCTTTTGCCCTATATCGACTCGACGTAATCGTTTATAACAATCAATCTCGTAAGACAGAAGAGACACATAATCATGTGCTGAAGCTGTTGGTGGGCTTTACTGGCAATATTGCTTTAAGTGATCTTACGTTCGACCAAATACGTGACTGGAAACAGTGGCTAAGTCTAAAACGAGAACCTACGACCGTCCGGGAATATATCATACGTGTACGGGTAGTATTGCGGCACGCACAGAAGCGTGGCTACGACTGCTTGGATTATGAGTTAGTCGGTTTACCAAGGCGGCCAGATAAAGTGCCGCCCTTCTTAACGAAGCAACAGGTCGCCGAGATATTACGGGGGTTGGAGCGTAAAGCTAGGGGCTACCCGGAGATTGCCAGAGCCCGAAACTTAGCCATTGTATCGCTGCTCTACGCTTCAGGAATCAGAGCCAGTGAACTACTGCAGTTAGACAGAGGCAGTATCCGCGACGATGGCTCTTTTACGATCGTTGGCAAGGGAAGCAAAGCCAGGCTGTGCTTTACCGATGAGCGCACGAGGATGTATTTATACCACTACCTAAACATGCGAAACGATAGCCACCCAGCCCTATTTACTTCACATCAGACCGGCAGTAGATTATCTAAATCCCAACTACAGCTTATATTTGCGAGAGTGCGAACCCTGGTAACCTTTGATATACCCGTACACCCCCATACGCTGCGCCACAGCTTCGCCACTGACCTACTACGGAATAATACCAATCTTCGTTATGTGCAGGAGCTGCTGGGACACTCAAGCATATCTACTACACAAATGTACAGTCACGTTACTAACTTAGATTTACAGAGAGTATACGCTGCTGGACACACCACATAAGCACTTTCTCATTGACAAAAGACTTTGCTTAAGGTAATATGTATTTAGTTCATTCACATAACAATCAACAGTTTAACTAATGATTGTTATCTCTCCGGCAAGCGTAATATCACTACCTTGCCAAGGATGAGGCCAGGGGTTAGAGTCCCCTGACCCGCACCAATTCTATGTAACATATAAATACCCCTACTATGGGTATTTTTGCTATAAATATATTAGACATTAATTGAGGAGGCGGCCATATGAGAAAAATAATTATCCAAGAATTCATTACTTTGGATGGAGTCATGCAGGCGCCGGGTGCATCAGATGAAGATGTAGAAGGCGGTTTCAAGTACGGTGGCTGGACGGCGCCTTATTTTCGGAAAGCCGACGACGATGCTGGTGAGTTTATGAAAAAGTGGATGGCATCTACTGACATACTTTTAGGTAGGGTAACCTTCGACCTGTTTGCGGACTACTGGCCAAAGCACGCCGAAATGTGGCCAGGCATCCAGGGCGTAACCAAGTATGTAATGTCCAGTACCCTGATAGAAAATAAGACTGACTGGCATAACGTCACGTTTATTAAAAGCGTCGATGATCTCAAAAAGCTTAAGGATACAGAAGGCGATGACATTAAGGTACACGGCAGCGGCAATTTAGCTCAAACACTCTTCAAACACGATCTGGTCGATGAGCTGGTACTTATGATGTTCCCGCTCACACTCGGCACCGGCAAACGTTTGTTCGAAGATGGTACGATTCCAGCCGCTTTCACCATGACAGACAGCTTGGTTACATCAAACGGCGTATTCTTTGCCAGCTACTCCCGCGCCGGAGAGGTCGAGACAGGCACGGTCGGCGATTAGGCACAATTCCTGAGCGCGGTTATACTTTGACTATGAGTAAAGTAACGTGTGGGGTATCAATGTCATTGGACGGATTTATAGCCGGCGACAATATGACGCTGGAGCATCCTTTTGGCACTATATCACCAATGCTGTTGAACGGCTGGCAGTTCAACGAACCTGAGAAAAACAAAGCCGAGCGGGAAGCACTTGTGAGCGCCGGCGCTTTTATAATGGGCCGGAATATGTTTGGCCCAAAAGAACTGCAGTCAGATCCTAGCTGGAAGGGCTGGTGGGATGACAACC